TGGTGGTTTTGGTGGTGGTTTTGTAAATCCTTGTTGTGGCATATACGGGTCGCAAGGTGGCGGAGGCGGTGGCGCAAGCGCGGCTGGTGGTAATGCTACTAACAACAATGGTTTTGGGCGTCCCGGTGGCGCAGGCTCCGCCTCTACAATTACTGGTGCATCAGTAACTTACGCAGGGGGTGGTGGCGGTGGCGGATGGGGTTGTAATGCCTGTTCTGGTGGCGGTTCTGGCGGTGCTGGTGGCGGCGGTACTGGTGGTGGAAGAAACCAAGTAGGCACAGCAGGCACAGCTAATTTAGGTGGTGGTGGAGGTGGTGCTGGCGGTACTTCTACTCCTTTTGGTATTGCAAGTGGCGGTGCTGGCGGTTCAGGTGTCGTTATCATCAAATATCTACAACCCACAACTAACGCTGTTTTTGACTTTACCGCATCTACGATTTGGACTTGCCCAACAGGTGTTAACTCCATTGACTATCTAGTGGTTGGCGGTGGTGGCGGTGGTGGTGGCACAACGGCTGGCCCATCAGGTGCAGTAACTGGTGGTGGCGGAGGCGGTGCTGGGGGCTTCCGTATTGGCTCTGGCTTTGCTGTGACGCCCGGCTCTAACTACATCGTTACTATTGGCGCTGGCGGTCGTGGCTCTAACTTTAATGCGGGTACTCCAACTCAAATTGGTGCAAATGGTGTTGCTTCTAGTTTTGTAATTTCCCCCGGCGCTTCGCCAACTATTATTGAATCTGCTGGTGGTGGTCGTGGTCGTGGTGACGGGAATCCTGTTGCTACGCCTGTAGGAAATGGCGGTTCTGGTGGTGGAGGTGGTTCAGCAACAGTTACTGCTGGAAATGGAAATATTCCTTCTGTATCTCCAGCGCAAGGCAATAATGGCGGAACTGGCTTATCCCCTCAACAACTTGCTGGAGGTGGAGGTGGCGCTGGTGCTGTTGGCGGTAGTGGAGTTGCTCCAATTACAATTGGGTCAGGAGGTGCTGGAACTGCTTCATCAATCACTGGCTCATCTGTAACTTATGCTGGTGGCGGTGGTGGCGGTGGTCTAGGGCCAAGAACGCCATCAACAGGTGGCGCTGGTGGAGGCGGGGCTGGTGGATTTGCAAATGCGTCGCCCAGTCCACTTGGTTCACTATCTGTTGCTGGAACCGCTTTTACGGGCGGCGGAGGCGGCGGCGGCGGATTTTCTGCGTCTCCAATCCCCGGCACTTACGGCGCTGGTGCGGCAGGTGGTTCTGGTATTGTTATTTTCAAAGCTGTGGGGTAAAAATGGAACGTGAGTTTTATCAGTTGTACGGTATTGACACTGCGATGCATTTGTTGCGCCCCGGTGCAAAGTGGGAAATCTCTAACACAATGTTTACTCGTTGGGATGACCCACGTCCTTGCCCAACCATTGAAGAAGTATTTGAAGTGATGGAGAAAATCAAGGCGTTTGAGAGCACTATCAATACGGTGTTCACTGAAGCGCAACTGAAAGAACTTCGTGGTCAACATGACATGATTAGCAGGGCTGTCAACGCATGAACATGTTCAACCTATTCCCCACACCGGTGGCTTTTTCTAAGTTTGAAAGAGAACTGACGGCAGAAGAGCTTGCGTTCTTTAAGAACCAAGAACAAAAGCCTAATCAGGGGAATACAACAAGCGCTGACAGGAAGATCCTTGAACATGCGCTCATGTCAGATGTTCGCGCCGCTGTTCAAAAAGCCATCGACGCATACTTCCAAGAGGTGTACCGTCCTAAGTTTGATGTGAAGTTGCAAATTACGCAGTCGTGGATGAACTACTCAGAGCCAGGACAGTTTCACCACAAACACGCGCATCCAAACTCTTTTCTGTCAGGCTGCTTTTACCCGCAGGCAGACAAAGAACTTGACAAGCTGTATTTTTTCAATGAGCCGTACCACCGCATCAGGATTCATTCAGAAGACTTTAATGTCTACAACTCTGATTCTTGGTGGTTACCTGTTGGTACCGGTGACATCGTGATCTTCCCTTCTTCTTTGACGCACATGGTTGAAAAAGTTAATGCGAATGAAACGCGGATTAGCCTTTCGTTTAACACGTTTCCTGTTGGCTATATTGGTAACGATGAATCACTGACGGGGTTACATCTGTAATGCAGAAAAATCTACAAGACTACGTTAAGGTTTACAACGGCTTTTTGGACCATAAGCTGTGTGACTCCGCTGTTGAGAATCTTAAAAGCATTCACTTCCAACAGCATCAGTTTTATGATGCCGCAACCAACACGTATCATAGCTATGACAAAGAACTGTCTATTTCAAACGGGAATATTCCTGAGAAATCCGCAATTCAAGAGCGCTTTTGGTACGCCATTCGTGACTACTTGAATGAATTTAAATTTAAGTGGTATAACGGGTGGAACGGGTATTCTGAGATTCGTTTTAACAGGTACGACGTCAACACGCAAATGGAGTTGCACTGTGACCACATTCATAGCATGTTTGACGGTCAACGTAAAGGTGTACCCGTGTTAAGCGTTCTTGGCGCATTAGATGATGGGTACAAGGGCGGTGAGTTTATAATGTGGGAAGACACCGTGATTGAAATGCCAAAAGGCTCTGTCATGGTGTTCCCGTCTAATTTCATGTACCCCCATAAAGTAAATGAAATTACTGAAGGCGTAAGGCACAGTGTGGTTTCGTGGGTTTTTTAATCGGAGATATGTAATGGCACATTTTGCTGAACTTGATTCAAACAACGTAGTGTTGCGTGTTGTCGTAATTGCCAACAAAGACACGGCTAATGCCCAAGGCGTGGAAAAAGAATATATTGGCGCGGCGTACTGCGAACGCTTGTTTGGCGGTCGTTGGGTGCAGACCTCGTACAACGGGTCAATCCGTGGTTGTTACGCCGGTGCTGGTATGATCTACAACGAACAACTTAATGTTTTTATGTCCGCTCAACCTTTCCCGTCATGGGTTGTTGACGTGGTTAAAAAAGATTGGGTTGCTCCTGTGGCGATGCCGGATAACGGTAAATCCTATGACTGGGATGAGGCAACGCTATCTTGGATTGAGCGAGTAACCGCTTAATCATGGCGTCTAGCTTTGAAACAAGCTACTATTTTTCTTCAGTGGTTTACACCATTGAGGAGCCTCAGTTCTTGGACGAAGCAAAAACAGTTGTTGCTGACTATTTAAAAAGTGGTGTTAAATCTCCAGACGGGCTGCTCATTCAAACAGCAAGTCTGTTTGACAGTCGGCTATCTTCACTGGTAACACACATTGCTCAGTCTGGCTGGAACATCTTAGACAGCCAAGGCTACGACATGAGTAATAGGAGCACGCATCTTCTAGAGTTTTGGGCGCAAGAACATCAAAAGTATTCAGGTATGGACGAGCACATCCACGGTGATGGTGCTCAGTTGGTTGGTTTTTACTTCCTTGACTGCCCTGATGAAGAAGCGAGAATTGTTTTCTCAGACCCCAATCAAGCCAAAAAGCAGATCAACTTACCGCAAAAAGATGTCAGTCAGGTAACGCTCTCAACTGTAACTGTGAACTTCCAGCCGAAAGCGGGAATGCTAATGATCACTAACGCGTGGGTTCCCCACCTGTTCACAAAGAATAGGTCTGACAAGCCATTCACGTTCATTCATTTTACGATTGGCGTAGAGAAGACGCCGCCGGTTCCACCACCTGCTGAGGTGATATGAACACGTACCAAATTAGGTTCAATAAGAGCAGAGGCATGGAAGGTCGCGGGTCAATGGATCACGTTTGGCGAGTCTTTGAAAATGGTAAAGAGTTCTTGTTCAAGAATTTGGACATCACAGTCCCTGTCAAGAGCGAAAAAGACGAAAATGGCGCAGACTACAATATTGTGTGCCACGGCTTTTTAACGATTGACAGAGACACCTCGACAGCGGTTATTGCTGCCGAAGACAGAAAGGTGTAGAAATGAGAGACTGGGCTGAAGCGTTTTTCGTTGCAGCCTTTGTAACCATTTTTATTATTTGGGGGACGTTCACCCTTGCTTGGATTTGGGGATGAAATGGTTGTTGGTGATTTTTATGCTACTGCCAGAAACGTCCAGTCAAAAGAAGAAAGATGAATATCGGTGTGTGCGGTGGGCTTGGACAGGAGATGTCTATAATCGCAAAGTAGTATGCCTTGAGTGGCAAAAGGTTGAACGGAAATGATTGATCCTGTCACCGCTTTAGCGGGTCTTCAAAGCGCTATAGGGCTTGTCAAGAAGGCGGCGCAGGTAGCAAATGACCTAGGCGGCTTAGGCGTGATGGTTGGTCGGATGTTTGACGCTAAAAGTCAAGCGTCTAAGGCGATGGTTGAAGCCAAGCGGTCAGGCGACAAGTCTAACTTTGCGTTGGCGATGCAGATAGAAAACACGCTGATGCAGACCGCCAAACTAGAGGCTGAGTTGCAGATGCTCTACATGCAAACAGGTAATATAGACGTATGGAATAAGATTAAAGCGCGAGCGGCTGAGATGGACAGAGACGACGCTATAGCTGCGCGGCAAGCCAGAGAAGAAGAAAAACGTAAGAAAGAAAAAGCACAAGAGGAGCTTGAATTGGCGGCTGGTCTGACAGCGGGTGCTTTTTTGTTAATGATGTTGGCATTTGGCTTGTATGAGTTGTTTGAGTTTTGTGCCGTCAACAGGTGTGGGCGGTGAATGAGTACCAAAAACAATTTGATCTGTTTTGTAAAGTGTTTGTGCGTTTGTGCATTGCGTGGTGGGTGCTTGGCCTATTACGCTTCTTGCCAGACGATGTTGCTAAAAAAGTATTGGGAATGTTTGGACTATGAGTGACGAAAAGCCAGCAGATGTATTGAGCAAGGTTCTGTCTTATGTAGATAGCCCGTTCAAACTGTTTGCGTTAATACTTATGGCGGTGTTTGCCTTTTCTGGTTATTTCGTTTGGCAGAACCAAGAATTGTTGATGGGCGCGTACAAAGAATCCAAGAAAATGCCAAGCATTGTTGAGGACAGAGTAGAAGACGCGGCGGCACATTTATTCAAAACCACTAACGCCACTATAGTTGCTGTGTTCAAAGTGAACCCCATGTTTGGAACCCGAGTGCTGCACCGCGCTTACACTAAAGAAGGTCGGGACAAAACTAACGACGGGCTTGACGTAGGGCTTTTTACGCAGAACGCAGCTAACAATTCAGATGTAGTTAAGCTGATGGCTGGCGAAATACCGTGCGGAGAATATCGTTCAGCGCAGTCAGAGATGGGTTTGTGGTACATCGCCAAGGGGGTTACCTACACTTGCCGAATCAGCATTCCACCTGACCCAAGCAGATTTGTAGGCCAGATTACTGTGGGTTGGGATAATGAACCTGCTGACATTCAAGTGGCAAGAACCATGATGGAAATTGCAGCAACCATGCTGAGTAGAAACAAACAGTAAAGGAAAAGTTATGGCTCAGTTTGAACCGGCTTTTGAGCAAATGATCAGAGACGAGGGCGGTTACGTCCTGCACGAAGTCCCTGGAGACACAGGCGGTATGACCTATGCCGGCATTGCCCGCAACAAAAACCCTCAGTGGAACGGCTGGCCACTAGTCGACAAGAAAGAGTTCGGCGGTTCTTTGACACCTATGGTGCGTGAGTTCTACCGTGTTGAGTTCTGGGACAAAATGCGCGGCAACGAGATCGCTAATCAAGACGTAGCCAACTCTATCTTCAACTTCGGCGTAAACGCCGGTATGGGTATGGCGGTCAAACTGGCTCAGCTGGTTGTAGGTGCAACGCCTGATGGCGGTATCGGCGCTAAAACCATTGAGAAGCTAAACCAAATCACCGATGGTCAGCGCTTTAAAGAATCTTACGCGTTGGCTAAGATCGCCCGCTACGTTGAGATATGCAATAAAAACCCCGTGCAAATTAAATTTCTCAAGGGTTGGATTAACCGCACATTGAAAGGTTTAGCATGAGCTTGCTAGCTGTAGGATCAATCATTGAAGCCGTGGGTAAAGTTGCGGGTGACCTCATCACCACTGACAAAGAAAAGATGGAGATGGAGATTGAGCAGCGTAAGCTCGATCTTGAAGAAAAACGCATCGATCAAGCTACAGACCTTGCTCAGATTGAAGTCAACAAGATTGAAGCCGCCTCGTCTAGCGTATTTGTCTCTGGCTGGCGACCCGCTATCGGGTGGATCGGCGTAGCGGCGATGGCGTATCAGTTCTTGCTGTACCCGTTGTTTCAGTGGGCGTGGAAATACTTACAAGCTATGGGCTGGGTTCCCGTGGGTATGGATCCCCCTCCAGTGCTTGAAGCGGACCAACTTTGGGTGATATTGTCAGGTATCTTGGGTATCGCGGGTATGCGCTCGTTTGAGAAGACCAAGGGCGTTGCCAGTAAGTGACACTTTCAACTTGCCTTGAAACTTGTTTCAAGGTTATAATTCATCAAAACGGCGCATGCTGAATCAGCGGCTAATACCCATGGAGTATTTATGAGCTATAGCATGACGTACGACAGTCTGCTGGTGGACGTGCGCCGCTACCTTGAACGTGGTTTCACGCAAGAGAGCGACCAAATCGTTTACGACCAGCTTCCTCGCCTAATCACATTAGGTGAGCGCCGTATCGCCCGCGAACTTAAAATCCAAGGCTTCATCAGAGCGGTGAGCACGCCTTTATCCGTTGGCGTGGCTGTCTATCTCAAGCCCGACCGCTGGCGCGACACGATTAGCATGACGGTCAACGGGTCACCTATTTTTGCCCGTTCATACGAGTACTGCCGCAGTTACTGGCCTAATGAAGCTCAGACCGCCGCACCTCAGTTCTACGCTGACTATGATTATCAGCATTGGCTGATTACCCCCTCGCCTTCCGCAGTGCAGACCCTTGAAATTCTATACTACGAGCAACCCGCCCTTCTAGGCGATGACTTACAAACCAACTGGCTCACTGAATACGCACCGGATGTGCTGCTTTACGCAACGCTGCTAGAAGCCACCCCGTTCCTTAAAAAAGACGAGCGTATTCAGACGTGGCAAGCAATGTACGACCGCGCTGCTCAGGCTCTCAACGGAGAAGACCTGAAACGTATCATGGATCGCTCAGCAAACAGGAGTGAAGCGTAATGCCTATTTATACCGATGTCTTTGGTGGTGCAAATATCTACCCGAGCGAGATCAGCTACAGCGCAATAACGCTGACGTCTACGGACGTCGTGCTGAGCTGGCCAGAGGAAACTTCAACCAGCACTAATCTAGCGACCCGCATCATTGATGTAACAGCATCCACGGCGGGGCGGTCGATCTTCTTGCCCGATGCGCAAAAAAGCGGCGTGGGTAACACCATCCTGTTTAACAACCAAGGCGCAGAAACCTTTCTTGTTAAAAATGCGGGCGGTACGCAAGTTGCGTCGATTGCGTCGGGAACAGTTTGGCAAATCTATTTGACAAGCAACACCACGACGAATGGTTTGTGGGAAACGCTTCAGTTCGGCGCTACCGTCTCTGAAGCCAATGCTTCAGCGCTCGCTGGTACGGGTATTGTGGCCGTTGGCACGTTACTGTCTCAGTCAGTGCCTATTACACAGTTCAACTCTAACTACACGGCGGGTGACTCAGACCGTGCCAAAATGTATTTGTGGACGGGGTCAGGCTCAGGCGTATTGACCCTGCCTAGCGCTGCCACGGTCGGTAATAATTGGTTCATGTACTTGCGCAACTCAGGCGGCGGTCAAGTCACACTCACACCTTCCGGTATTAACACGATTGACGGGCTTGCAACAAAAGCCTATCAACCGACCGAATCGTCTGTCATTATTTCTGACGGCACAAATTTCTACACGCTAGGTTTCGGTCAGGCTTCTGTTTTTGTATTTGACTACACGGTAATTGCTATTGCTGGAACTGGCACATACACGCTAACCGGTTCAGAGTTGAACCGTATTGTTTACAAATTTACCGGCATCTTGACTGGCAACCGAACGGTAATTGTTCCTGCGACGGTGCAACAATACTGGATTGACAACTCTACAACAGGCGCTTACACGCTGACTGTTAGGACTTCTGCTGGAACCGGTTTAACGATTCAACAAGGCTCACGGGGTATTTATTACTGTGACGGTAGTGATGTAGTTGATGCTGACACAACAACCGCGAGTTACCCGATTTCTGTCGCGAATGGCGGCACAGGGGCTACCACAGCCGGTGGCGCACTGATTAACCTCGGCGGCACGGCTGTAGGTATTCCAATTTTCCAAGCAGCTAACCAACAAGCGGCGTGGACCGCTTTAGGTATTGCTCCTGCTGGTGTTGTCGTTGGTGGGACATTCTGATGCCTGAATCCACGATAGTCCTGAAGTCTCTCGCCGGTATTAAGCGGGACGGTACTAAGTACGACGGTGACTTTTATATTGACGGACAGTGGGTCAGGTTTCAGCGCGGGCTTCCTAGAAAGATTCTCGGTTACCGATCGATCAATAAATACTTGACAGAAATCTCTCGCGGCTTCAACAGCTTTACCCAGCAGAGCTTGCAATATTGCCATTCAGCGGGCGCGTCTACTATTGAGCGTTTTACGATTGACACAACTAAAAACAGTTCAGTTATCAGTAACCGAACCCCTGTTGCCGTTAGCGCGACCGGAACAGTTACTTTGACGGGCGGCGGGGCTGGGTCAGTTAACAGTATCACTGTGAACGGCGTGACCATTACGTCAGGCTCTGTTTCGTTTACGACCGATTTACCAACGACTGCTACGGCTGTTGCGGCAAACATTACAGCTTTTACTTCTTCGCCAAACTACAGTGCTGTTGCTGTTGGCGCGGTGATCACCATTACAGCCTCAACTGCTGGGCAAGCTACTAACGGGTTTGTGGTGGTAGCTAACACAACAACGATCACAACCACAGTGACTAACATGACTGGTGGCGCAGATGCTTTGGTTAGTTCTGCTTACAACCAGTGGATGTTTAGACATCGTATGACGCATCAACCACATACAACTCCATCATTGCGCATGTAGCACCTAATTTGCAGTGCGTATGTAAC